TACCGCATCCTCTACCTGAACGTGGCTCGGAAGAACGGCAAGACGGAGCTGCTGGCCGGGCTCGTGCTCTACCTGCTGGTCGCGGACGGGGAGGCGGCGGCCGAGATTTACGGGCTGGCGCTGGACTCCGGGCAGGCGGGTCTCGTGTTCCGGGTCGCGGCGCGCATGGTGAGCCAGAGTCCGGTGCTCCGGTCCCGGCTCCAGGTGATCCGCGGAGCGGAGCGGATCGTGGATGAGAGCACGGCGAGCTTCTACGCGGTCGCGGCGGGCGACGCGGAGGGGAACCTGGGCGAGGAGCCCTCGGGCGCGGTGATTGACGAGCTGCTGACGCAGCGGGGCCGGGACCTGTTCGACACGATGCGGACCTCGATGGGCACGAGGGCTCAGCCGCTTCTCCTGCTCGCCACGACGGCCGAGTCTGACCCGGTAGGGTTCGCGGCCACCGAGCGGGAGTGGTCGGAGCGCATCGCGGAGGACCCCGAGCTGGAGCCCGAGCGGCTGGTGGTGATCTTCCGCGCGGCCGACGACGCGGACTGGACGAAGCCCGCGACGTGGCGGCAGGCGAACCCGGCTCTGGATGACTTCCTCGACTCGCGGGTGCTGGCGTCGGAGTGCCGGACGGCGCAGCGGAACCCGGCCGCCGAGCGGTCGTTCCGCCAGTTCCGGCTGAATCAGCCGACCTCGAAGGTGGGCCGCGCGATCTCGATGCCGGTGTGGGACGAGACGGCGGGTCCGGTCCCGGCCGCCGAGATGTGGGGCGAGCTGGCCGGGCGGGAGTGCTTCGCGGGGCTGGACCTGGCCGCGACGCAGGACCTCGCCGCCTACGCGCTGATCTTCCCGGCCGACGATGGCGGCTTCGACGTGGTGTGGCGTCACTTCTGCCCGGCCGCGCGGCTGGCCGACCTGTCCCGCCGAACCGGGGGCCAGGCCGAGCTGTGGGTGGCTCGCGGGGAGCTGGTGCTGACCGATTCGGCGGTGACTGATTATGAGACGATCCGCACCGCGCTCAACGCCGACCGGCTCGTGTATTCGATCGCGGAGATGGCGTTTGACCCGTGGAACGCGGTCCAGCTCGCGGTGGAGCTGGGCGACGACGGGTGGGTCATGGTCCCGTTCGCGCAATCCGCGCGCAATATGAGCGCTTCGAGCGCGGAGCTGCTGAGGCTGGTCGCGGCCGGGGAGCTGCGGCATGGCGGGTCGGGGATCGCGCGGTGGCAGGCCGGGAACGCGGTCACCCGCACGGACGGGGCGGGCAACGTCAAGTTCGACCGGCAGAGGTCGGCCGAGAAGATCGACGGCATCGTCGCTGCGGTGATGGGCCTGGACCGGGCGCTGCGGCGCTCCTCCAGGTCGGAGGAGTTCGCGGCGGCCGGTTTCTAGTTAGGAGCTAGGTATGAACATCCGGGTCGGGACGGGCCTCGCGCTGATCAGTGTCGGCTGCCTCATCGTGATCACGATCGCGGTCGGCCACATCGCCGGGTGGTGGTAGGTCATGTCGGAGATGGCCGAGCTGAACGACCTCCGGGCCGCGTGCCAGAACCGGCTCGACGTGCAGGCGGGCCGCGCGGCGAGCTACCAGGAGTATTTCGACGGCGAGGAGGGGATCGTGGCCCTCCTCGACACCGAGGAGCGCCGGACCTTCCGCACGTTCCTTGAGGAGGCCGGGGCGAACTGGTGCGAGCTGGTGATCAACGCCGTCGCGGAGCGGCTCCAGGTGGTCGGGTTCCGGTTCGGGGACGGCGAGGGCGGCGACGCCGACGATGGGTCGCTGGCCTGGACGATCTGGCAGGCAAACCAGATGGACGCCGATCACGAGCTGGTGCAGACCGACGCCCTGGTCATGGGCTCCTCGTTCGTGCTGGTGCAACCCGACGAGGACAACCCGACCGGGGTCTCCATGACCGCCGAGAGCCCGCTCCAGGCGACCGTGCTCTACGAGCCGGGGAACCGGCGCAAGCGTCGGGCCGGATTCAAGCGGTTCCACGAGATACCCGGCGACACGCGCTCCACGATCGAGGTCCTGATGACCCCGGAGGAGATCGTCACCTGGTACCCGAACGCGCGAGGCCCGGAGATCGAGGTGAACCCGGCCGGGTCGGTCGGGCTGATCGAGCTGACCCCGCAGCCGAGGACGATCGGGTGGCCGCGCTCGGAGCTGGACCCGGTAATCCCGATTCAGGACCGCATCCAGACCACGCTGTTCAATCGGTGCGTGGCGATGGACTACGGGGCCTTCCGCCAGATTTGGGCGACCGGCATCCGCATCGCCCGCGACGTGATCAAGACCGACGACGGCGGCCAGGCCGTGAAGGTGGTCCGGCCGTTCGACATCGGGAGCAACAGGCTCCTGACCAACGAGAACGTCGATGGCCGGTTCGGGTCGTTCGCGGAGAGCACCCTCCAGGGGTACCTGTCGTCGGTCGAGCAGGACATCACGATGATGGCCGCGATCACGCAGACCCCGGCGCACTACCTCACCGGGACCATCACGAACCTGTCCGCTGACGCGATCAAGGCGGCTGAGTCGGGGCTGGTGAGCAAGGTCCGGCGCCGCTCGGTCCATCTGGGCGAGGGGTGGGAGGAGGCTATCCGGTACGCGCTGCGGCTCGTCGGCTCCCCGGCCGCCGTGGACGTGGCCGCCGAGGTCGTGTGGGCCGACATGGAGACCCGCTCCGAGGGCCAGATGGTCGACGCCCTGGTCAAGATGGGCACGCTCGGCGTTCCCCGCGAGGTGCTGTGGGAGAAGTGGGGCGCCTCCACCCAAGAGGTCAGGCGGTGGACGGAGCTGGCCGAGGCTGAGGCCGCCCGCCGACCTGTCCCGCCGCCCGCACCCGCACCCGTTCCGCCCGTACCGACAGGAGCCACGACATGAGCACACCTCCCGCGCCCCCGGCGCCGCCGACCGGCACCGACCCGCCCGCGCCTCCCGCGCCGAGCCCGCCGCCGCCGAGTCCTCCCCCGGCTCCTGACCCCCCGGCGCCGACCCGCGCCGAGCTGGACAAGCTGACCGCCGCTCTGGAGGAGGAGCGGCGTCAGCGGGTCGAGACCAAGAAGGAGCTAGACCGGCTCCGGGCCGAGGGCATGACCGAGCAGGAGAAGCTGATCGCGAAGGCCCGCGAGGAGGGCAAGGCCGAGGCCGCGAAGGAGTCCGGTCTGCGGCTGGTGGCGGCCGAGTTCCGGGCGCAGGCGGCGGGGCGCATCGCCAACCCGGACGCGGCGCTCGCGGTGCTGGACCTGTCCAAGCTCCTCGGCGCGGACGGCGAGCCCGACAAGAAGGCGATCGGCAAGCTGGTCGATCAGCTCGCGGTGGTGCCGCCGCCTCCGGGGAAGGTCCCGGCCGGGCCGCGCGGCGACGGCGCCAACGGCGACGGGGACCTGTTCCGCGACCTGATGAATAGGCGCTGACCAGCCATTATGGCCCGTCACCGTCTGGTGACGCAGCGCCGAACTAGGGCCCGCCGTTCATTAGAGCGCGTCTGAGCCTTCTTGGTCGGGGTCTATATGGTTACACCGGAGTGGAATCAAGAGCGTTTTGCCTGGTCAGTGGCCGGTTTAGAACGCCCTCGAACAGCCCCGCGCGGCGCCGGATTATGCTCCGGTGAAATGTACCGCAGAGCGCGGCCGGTGTCGTCGGCGCTTGACTCCCCGTGCAGGCCGGGGCGATGCTAGCTCCGATGCCGTGCGGCGTGATGCGGCGGCAGCCGGTAGCCGAATCCGGGCGCTTTACGAGGGGTGATCCCGAGGCCCGGCCAGCGCGCGGCGTGATGCGGCCTGGCCAGCGGTGGCGCGGAAACGCGGCGAGACCTATCCGACGTGTCTCGCTGAAAGGCCACTGATGCCGCTCTCCGACTTCTCGGGGATCATCCCCCACGAGTACAGCCAGCAGATCATTGACGAGGTGGAGCAGCAGTCAGCCGTGCTCCAGCTCGCCCAGACGATGCCGATGGGCACGAAGATCACCGAGCTTCCGGTGACCGGCAAGCTCCCCGCCGCTCAGTGGATCACCGGGGCGAACCTGCAACCGGCGGGCGCTGGACGTAAGCAGTACACCGACCTGTTCCTCAAGCCGCAGGTGATCACCGCTGAGGAGATCGCCGCCGTGGCCGCGATCCCCGATCAGTACCTTGAGGACAACACGATCAACCTGTGGAACTGGGCGCGGCCGAAGCTCGCGGAGGCCATCGCGCGGCGGCTCGATGAGACGGTGATGTTCGGCGGCGCCGGAATCCCGGCTACCTTCCCGGTCCAGGGCCTCTCGAATCCGCTCTACTCGACCGCTGTCGGGCTCGGGGCCGGGCCGTTCCCGACCGCGATCGACGCGGTGGACGCCGTGAACAACGCCATGAGCTACGTCGAGGGCCAGGGCCTCAACGTCACCGGGCACTCCGCGGACATCGGCGCCAAGGGCCAGTTCCGGGGCGTGCGCGACGCGAACGGGTCGCTTCTGCTGGGCACGGAGCAGGTGGGCAACTCGGCGCGGCCGACCCTCTACGGCGAGCGGATCGCCTACAGCCAGTACGCGCAGGTGACCGCGACCGACTTCTTTACCGGGGCGTGGGACTACCTGGTGATCGGGGTCCGGCAGGACATCCGGTTCCGCATCGACCCGTCCGGCGTGATCCTCGGCGCTGACATGGCCAGCTCGGTGTCGGGCTTCCAAGACAACGTTGTGCCGATCAAGGTGTGGGCCAGATTCGGCTGCACGATCATCAAGCCGATCACCCCGCGCGTCGGAGGTGCCGGGGCGGTCCCGTTCGCCAGGACGCGGCTCCTCGGCCTGACCCCGCCGCCCGAGGCGGGCGAGGCCCGCTCGACGGCCAAGAAGTAGACCGTGAGCAGCTCGCCGTCGTGGGAGGCGTGGGCGCCGCCGCTGGCACCGCCTACGGATGGCGGGCTGCCTCGGGACGAAGCGCAGGCCATCGCGGATGCGTGGTGGGACGACGATCCGCACCTGGCCGCCGCGCTGATGTGGGAGAGCTACGCCGCGACGCTGCCTCCCGCGATGGCGGTCGCGCAGGTGGCGACCGGCGCGCAGTCGGTGAGCTACGGGCGGGCCACTCCGGGCGGCGAGCTGGGCATGGCGATGGCCCGCGCGACGTGGCACCGCTCGTTCACGAACGCGGTGTCGATCCCGCTCCGCAACGCGCATGACGACTTCCTCCCGTCGATCCCGGCGCCGAACGTGTGGGAGGTCACGTGAGCCTGTTGCTGGCCTCGGATGAGGTGGAGCTGTACGCGGCGGGC